ATTAATTTTTCAATCATCTATTTCTCCAGATGCAGTTGATGCAATGATCAATCCATTTATAGATGTTGCAGTTGCTGATCCTAATTGTGGTGCAGTTAATATAGGAGAGGTAAGAGTCTTGTTTGTTAATACCTGTGACTCACCTTCTGTTACAAATCTTTTCTCAACAGAACCATCAAATGATCTCCAGTATCCTACACTTTCATTCCACTGTAGTTGCACATAAGATGTGATATTACCAGCAGCATCAGATGTTCTGTTTATTGTTATACCACCATTGCTTCCTACTAAATTATTTCCCTTTCTTAATTCTATATTATTATCTTCTACCTGTAGAGTACTGGTATTCAAGATTGTTTGAGTTCCTTCTACTACTAAGTCTCCGTTGACAGTAACAGTAGATCCGTTATCAGTAAGAATACCATCTGTAAACTGATTGTTACCAGAGTCCCATTTCAATACAGTATTACCAGTAAATGTTCCAGCATTTTTTAATTGAAAATCTGTTCCAGATAATATAACACCAGAAGATGCTGTCAATGATGCACCAGTGTCATCGTTCTGAGATGTGACTGTGATTGTAGTTACACCACCAGCAGTTGCTTGTGAGACATTGGTCGCACCACTTCCTGCAAATCTAAAGTCTCCAGCACCAAGAGCATTAGCTCCAGTTGCCAATCTAGTAATAGTGTCTGTGTCTACACTTGCGACAGAGATAGTGTTACCAGCTTGTGATACCGTTACGTTTGTTCCACCTGTGATCGTTGTGTCACCAGTCACAAATGATCCAGCAGCACCACCTTTCAATCTTGTGATTGTATCTACTGAACTGTATGTGATTGTTGGATCACCGTTTCCATCTACACCTTGAGAAACAGTAGTTGCACCGCCGTCCAAGAATGTAAAATCAGCAGGAGCAAACACTTGTCCTGTTGTTGCTCTTAATCTTGTAATCGTATCAACATAAGTTGAACTGATTGTAATTGTTTTTGTTGCTGCGTCCTGTGATACGGTAGAGGATCCACCAGCTGCTATGACCATAGCACCAGTCTGTGCTACACCACCAGTTGCTGACTGTAAAGTTGTTATGGTATCAGTATCAACATAACTAGAAGCAAAGGTCAACTCATCTCCAGCTCTAGAGATGGTCATGTTTGTACCAGCAACTAGAGTAATATCGTCATCTACACCAGCACCAGCATTACCACCTGATGTTAATCTAAGTACTTTTCTTGCACCACTTGATCCATCTACTGCAGAAACACTGTAAGTTGTGTTATTGTCAGGTGTAGTAACTGTTCCACCAAGAGCAATAGTAGATCCGTTGACTGTGATACCTGAGTTTACAAGAGCAGTGTTTGGTATGTTTGATAAAGTATTAACAGAACCTGAGATAACACAGGAATCAAAAGTTTTATTTGTTAGAGTTTGTGATGCATTTAAGTAAACATCACCAGGTGATCCCCACGAGACTACTGTACCATTACTGGTCAGGTATTTTCCTGATCCTGTATCTCCACTGATAACAATATTGTTACCAGAAAGATCTAAATTGTCGCCAGAAACCAGTTCCTCAATCTTTTGAGAAACCGAGTTTACTATTAACGGAAAACGATCTGCCATTTATCTACCAAACGATACTATTGCTCTGGTTTATTTATGCTACGACACGACAATTGTATTTGCCATTCCAAAATGGTACTCGCATATATACCAGTATGTTCCTGCTACAGTTGGTGTCCAACTAATAGTTCCACTATTAGCACCATTATTTGTTGCTGGAGGATTTGTAACTTGATTACCTGTTCCTAAGTTCTTACAGTCTTAATCAAGAAAGGATGGTTACCTATTATATTTAAGTTAAAGCTTAGAGTGTCACCTGTATTACATGTAATTACTGGGTCAAGTGCATTGGCATGGTTAGTAGAACTATCAGATCCTGTAAACACATAGTTGCTAGCTCCTTGACTTGATACTGTTAATGAATAAGTATTACCAACAGGACTTAATGGTATACCACCATTATTTTGTACAAAATCTGCTACACAACTTCTCATAGAATTATTTACAGAATGTCCAAGACCAGTATACCTACCATGATATGCTATCAAGTCATCATAAATTCTATTTGTTATGTACTGCTGTAGTAAAAGATTTGCGTCTGGTGTGTAATGGAATTGGAATGTATTTTGTTTAGAACTAGGATGCATCTGCTGATACGCAGCAAGATTATACAAACTATCTTGTGCTGAATTAAATATTGCACCACCAGGTCCGTTGCCACCTTCATATGGAATGATATTATCATTTTGACCATTTATCTGTAAATAATATCTACCTTTAGAATCTGGTGTTCTATCAATCACACCATAAGGAGTGAATGCTGTATCATATCCTCTATTAACATTAGTTGAATCTGTATTTTCATGATCAGATGGTTTGTACCAAGTTAGAGATCTCAATTGTTGGTCATGTAACTGAGATACTAATGCAACAACATATCTTAATTGTGAACCAGCATATTCTACACCCATTCTCAATGCCATTGCTGCACCATTAGATATACCAATCATTGAAACTTCAGCAGTACCATTTACCTTCTGAACATTTCTATACTTCTCTAACTGTACCATGAGATCAGATAAAAATTGAAAGTCTGGTGCATCACTTTCATCTATAATATTCCATAGATTACTATATCCAGTTGGTGCTATGAGGATATGATTTGGCAAATAAGTATCCCACTGAGTAATCTCTGATGCACCATTGCCTCCAGCACCATGTAATAAAATAGCAACTGGGAATGATCCAGTAGTAGGAGTTGTTGGCACACGAATGTTTATGGTGTAACTGTAAGTTGATGCTTGACTCCATGTGTATGTAATAAGAGGACCACTAAATCCTTGTCTCATTATAACACTACTATTGGTTAGTAGATCTCCACCTTCTTTGTTGAATAGTTTTGGTCTAGGGAATGTCTGTCCAGTTTCTTTTCTTATTCCAGCAAGAGGTTTGATCATACCAGTCTCTACTCTTGGATTTTTTGCAATCAGATATTGATTAGGACCTCCATATCCAACTGTTGGATCAGTATAATCACCACCAAAAGCATCAACTGTCATGTCATTGAATTTTGATGTGTCATTCAAATATTTTCTAGCATCATCTTGTGTAAATCTTTCTTTTCTACTAGCAGCACATGCAAGAACTCCTGCTACCTGTGGTGATGCCATGCTGGTTCCACTAATATTGCCTCTATAATTACCAGATCCTTGAGTATATTTTGTATCAGTACCACCAGTGTTACCAAAAGAAGAATAGATGTTATGACCAGGTGCAAATATATCAAGACCAGGACCGAAGTTTGAAAAGGAAGATTTTCTAAAATCATCGTCACGACTAAGTGAACCAGTAACAATACTTCCACTATCATCAGTGTTTGGCCATGAACCTCTACAATAATATCTTGTGGTACTTGTTGTACTAATAATATTGTTCCAGTCTTGATCATTTAATTTAGCAACATGCATATCACGATTGCCAGCTGATCCAACAACAACTACTCCTTCCTCAATAGCATCTTCTACATCAGCAGCAACAGCAGTAGAGTGTGAGTTGTACTCATCAATATATTTTATTCCAAAATCTACTTCTAGTCCTGCTGAATTCCAACCATTAGGACCAGGATTGTTGGCATCATATTGTACTCCACGATAAACAATATAATTTATAGCAGAAAAAGTAAGAGCATCACCACCAAGTGGTGCAAAGTAACCACCGTAACTATGATTAGTAACTGTAGGATTTCTATATCCAGTTATTGGATTGATGGGTTTGTTCAAATGAAATGCTCTTAAGTAATCAAAAATAAGTAAAGCACTTAACTGTTGTCCTGATGGCCATGGATCTGTAACTGCTAGATTGTAAATATTTGCTTCATTTGCCCAACCATAAAACTGTCCTGCAGTTGTTCCTGCAACATGAATACCATGATACTGTGCAGTGGCAGCATTAGTTCCATATGTTATAGTACCAGTTGGCATACCACCAGCATTTACTATTGTATTAAGTTCATTGAACCATTGATATTGTACAAATCTTGATACTCCTTTTGAAGGACTGTACCATTCTTCACTGTCGTAAGATATTGGATCATCACATATAACAACATCAACATGCTCACCATTATCAAATATATCTACACTGGTATTAATAACATCATTAACACCAAAAGTTCCCTTACCTCTCTGAGCATCATTACCAGCACAATGTACCTGTCCCCATTGTCTAACAGTAGATCCTCCTAAAGAATTTTTACCAAAATCTCCTGATATAGTATAGGGTTCTCTATTAGCGTTACGTTTCCATTTAATATCTTCTGTACCTTCTACGTCCCAAACCCTACTGTCTTTTCTTAATTCTATTGCCTGTTCCTCAGTCATCCAGTAGTGTGTGTTTCTACTGATTTCACGTTTTGCATCTAAAACAAATCCGTTGTTCTCCATATCAGTGTAGAATCCTTCTAGATCTTCCTTCTTATGAAGAGTAACGATGTAAATTTTTTCAGACATCTTTAAGTCTCCAGAGAAACATAGGTTAATGTGACTTGAACATTAGCAGTACTACCACTCTTATTGACTATCTTCAAATATGTTGTGTTTGCACCAGCAGAATTAAAACATACAGATGCTGGAGTAATTAATTGTGTAGTAGAACCACTGGTAATAACTTCAGCAAGAACACCAGAACCAGCAACAGGATCTGTTGTTTCATTTCTAGATGAGTCAGCAGTTCTACTTGCACTATCACTGTATAGTGTGACCCATGCAGCATGTGATGTTTCAATACTTAGTAGAGCATATGTTTTTGGCG